CTTTGATTTGGCAGCTTTGGAGCGCACAAAAGCCTCTATGCCTGCATTTCAGTGGAACTCACAGTACCAACAGAAGCCTACAGCCGAAGAAGCGTCGATAGTTAAGCGAGAATGGTGGGGAATATGGCCTCATGACCAACCTCCGCACGTAGAATACGTGATTATGTCGCTTGATGCAGCCGCAGAAAAGCATAATCGCGCCGATTACACCGCATTGACCACGTGGGGCGTGTTTTTTAACGAGAATGAGAACGCACACCACCTAATTTTGCTAGATTCTATCAAAAAACGGCTAGAATTTCCCGAATTGAAGCAACTTTCTATGGATGAGTACACAAAATGGGAGCCAGATGCGTTTATTGTGGAGAAAAAGTCCGCAGGAACGGCGATTTATCAGGAAATGAGGCGTATGGGACTGCCTGTGCAGGAGTATACCCCCCACCGTGGCACGGGTGACAAGCTTGCAAGGCTTAATTCTGTGGCAGATATCATTGCATCGGGTATGGCATGGGTTCCATCCACCCGTTGGGCTGATGAGTTAGTCGAAGAGATAGCGGGATTCCCGTTTATGTCTAACGATGACCTTGTTGATAGTACGGTTATGGCGTTATTGCGTTTTCGTCAAGGTGGGTTTATTCGTCTTCCGACTGACGAGTGGGAGGATGAGGCTCCTTATTACCATAAACGCGAGTATTACTAGCAAATTTAATTGCTATACGTCTGTCCCTACACAGGACAACAACTTTACCTGCGTCATCGTACACTACCCAACGGCGATGTTTCGTTTCCATTATCTTCAACGCTCTATTTTAATACACACAACCTTGGAGTTTTGATTTGTGACTAAAACTTTAGCTTCTTTTTGTGCTTCTTTACAGGCTTCCTCACTTGAGTAGCTACCCACATGGTAATGGTCAAAACTTCCGCTGACTACCTGTAACCACAGTAAAACCCACATTACCAACGTCCCTGCCATTTACCCAAAATATAAAAAAGTAAAAATAAAAGTCCGCCACCAATGCAGAATATGACCGCTCCAATAGCGAAGTTAATCATAGCATCTATACGTTCTTGCTTTTTGTATAGCTCATCCTTGCGTTGTTTACGCATCCTTGCCTCAATAGCTAGAACTTCTTTCCAAGCACTAGGCCCATAGGTGAAGCTGATGTGGTCTTTTATCTCAGATCGCATCTGCTCCATTTTCTTTTTATTAGCAAAGATTTCTAAAGCGGTTTCTTCGTCAGACCCCTTAAAAGTCTGTTTCCACCAAGGTGGGTTCTTTTCTCGTTCTTCTAGGTTGGAGAAGTCAGAAAAAGCTTTGCCCCACTGGCTCAAAGTTCCCGTCATATCTTGGATATCTTTACCCGTACTTATAGCTGCACGTAAAGTCTTATACGCCCCTGTCGCTAAAGCCACACAACTTACTGGATCGATGGTTACACCCCACCTGAACGTCTCCCTGCACTCAGACCTTTTCTGCTAATTTGTCTATTTTTCCTTCTAATCTAACCAGATGGTCTACCACCCTAGACAGCTCTGATTGATGATCTTCACGCTTAATATAGTTCTCACGGGTCATGTTTAGCAAGATGTTGAGTCGTTTTAGCTCACTATTCATCTGGCTAATCCACCATGCCATAGGTGCTACGATTAACGTAACAACAATATTCCATATCATGGGTATTGAGACTTCCATTATGGTGCTTTTCCACCTTCCCACGCTTCGTTTATATCGGGCGTGTCAGGATTATCTCCAACAAGTTGACCTTTAGAGTTTCTCGCACGTTTAGGTTTACCTTTAGATTTAGGTTCTGTAGGCCAGTCAGCAGCTTTTAGATTAGGCCAATTTTCATGTACCATGAGATTACGCAAAGCGTCACTGTACATAGACCACTCATTTCTTTCGTCATCTGTTAATGAACTATCATTTTCCTGTTTTGAATCGGATTCTGCAAGTAAAACATTGCGCTTTAGCTTAATAGCTTTTTCTTCACTAGATTCTGTCATCGTATTTCCTTTTTGTTTACAGATTACACATCTTTATGCTACGCTGCAAATATAAAGATGGTTTTTTCATTTTTTGCTCCTCCCAACTAAGGGGTCTTTGCGGCCCCTTTTTCTTGTTATAGTATGAGTTGAGGCGTATTCTCCCTTTTTACGCTTCGAGGCGAAGCAGATACCCCCACCCAGAGATCTGCTTCGCCACTAGACGTACAGTGGTAGTATCTGTTATAGTCTACTTAATGAGTTATGTGAGGGCGTAATGGCTATTGAAAAACCTATGACTCCATTTGATCCAAATGGTATAAATCCAGAAGATATTGTAGAAGAAGTTGATAACGTTGAAGTAGAGATAATAAATCCAGATGCGGTGTCTATAAACACTGACGATGGAGGAGTGATCATAGACTTCGAAGGTGATATAACCGAAAGCATTACAGGCCCAGACCATGATGCAAATTTAGCAGAGTTTATCGATGAAGCTATATTACAATCAATGGCATCTGAACTTGTAGGAGAATTTAGTTCTGATCGTGAGTCTAGAAAAGACTGGGCAAGAGCCTATGTTAAAGGATTAGATCTTCTTGGGATGAAGATAGAAGAACGTAGCCAACCGTGGCAAGGGGCATCTGGAGTGTTCCATCCAGTTCTTACAGAGGCCGTTGTTAGGTTTCAGGCACAGGCAATGGGCGAGTTATTCCCTGCGTCTGGGCCAGTAAGAACCAAGATTATGGGCAAATTAACCCCAGAAAAGACAGATCAAGCTGACAGAATCCAGACGGAGATGAATTATCTTCTGACTGAAGAGATGACGGAATACCGTGATGAGACAGAACAAATGCTGTTTAAGCTACCGCTTGCAGGTTCTGCTTTCAAAAAAGTTTACTATGATCCGTTAGAGGATAGACCCGTAGCTATGTTTGTCCCCGCAGAGGACTTCGTTGCCTCATATGGTGCATCAGATTTAGCTTCTTGTCCTAGATATACACACATCATGAAGAAGACCTCTAACGAGATATTAGAGTTACAAGTTGCAGGATTCTACAGAGAAGTAGAATTACCAGACCCTGAACCAGACTTCTCAGACATTCAGGAAAAATATGATGAGCTTGATGGTGAGAGCGCAGTCATAGAGGATGATGATCGTCATACGATTCTTGAGATGCACGTTACCATGAACATGCCAGAGGAGTTTGATGATCCAGATGGCATAGCACGACCTTATGTTATTACTATAGATAAAACCTCTCGTGAGATATTAGCCATTAGAAGAAATTGGTATGAGAATGATAAAAAGAAAAAGAAACGATTACACTTCGTACATTACAAATATCTTCCTGGGTTGGGTTTCTACGGCACAGGGCTTATACATCTTATTGGTGGGTTGGCTAAGTCGGCAACTTCAATCCTTCGTCAACTTATTGATGCGGGCACACTATCTAATTTGCCTGCGGGGCTTAAAGCTCGCGGTCTCCGCATTAAAGGTGACGACACCCCTCTTATGCCAGGTGAGTTCAGGGACGTTGATGTTCCAGGTGGTGCGATACGGGATTCAATTACGTTCATCCCTTACAAAGAGCCATCAGGAGTTCTCTACTCGTTACTTGGCAACATTGTCGAAGAAGGACGCAGGATAGGTTCTGTTGCGGATATACAGATTGGAGACATGAATGCTCAAGCACCTGTGGGTACAACACTTGCGTTACTTGAGCGTAGCATGAAAGTTATGTCTGGTGTACAGGCTCGCATGCATGCAGCTATGAAAAACGAACTACGTTTATTAGCTCGCATTATACGCGATTACATGCCCGCAGAGTACGCTTATGAGATGGATGGTGACTTTGATAGGCAAAGGGACTTTGACGCACGAGTGGACGTCATACCTGTCTCAGATCCTAATGCTGCAACAATGTCACAAAGGATTATGCAGTATCAGGCGGCGTTGCAGCTTTCTCAACAGGCCCCCCAACTATACGATATGGGAAAGCTGCATCGTCAGATGCTAGAAGTGTTGGGAATACAGGATGCAAGCGATATTATTAAACTACCTGACGATATTAAACCTGCTGATCCTGTTACAGAAAACATGATGTTACTCAAACAAGAACCAGTCAAGGCGTTTAAATATCAAGATCACGAGGCACACATCTCCGTACATATGGCAGCTATGCAAGATCCTAAACTAAGAGAACTTGTAGGACAGTCACCGTTTGCAAAAGCTATAGGTAACGCCATGGCAGCACACGTCACAGAGCATGTTGCTTTTCAATACAGACGTGAGATTGAGAAGACGCTTGGTGTCGAGATGCCGAATGAGGATAAACCTCTGCCAGAAGATGTAGAAGCAGAAGTTTCAAGACTCGCGAAAGAGGCAGCAGAAAAACTACTACAGAAAAATCAAGGAGAAGCTCAACAAGAGCAGATTCAGCAACAACAGCAAGATCCTGTTGTACAAATGCAACAGATGGAACTGCAAATGAAGCAACAAGAGCTACAACATAAAATGCAGATGGACGCAGCTAAATTAAAGTTAGATGCTGAACGTATTGCTGCCGAGAACCAACGTGAGGGTGCACGTCTCGGTGTCAGGCTCGCTACTGATCTAGATAAGTCACAACGTGAAGATCAGAAAGAGGGCGCAAAATTGGGGATTGAAATAGCGAAGGAGCTTACAAAAGGGGATGGCTGACACTTACTTCACGCTACTACAGCGTAAGATTGACGAGTACGAAGAAGATATAAAGATATATCTAGCGTCTGGTCAAGCTGAAGACATGGAGAAGTATAATCGTATCGTAGGACGATATGAGGCGCTTCAATATGTCAAACAAGATATTAATGATCTTGAGAAGAGATATATTGAAGAATGATATCTTTTAATGTAACGTATCACACATAGAAACTTCGTGGGGTGTCCACGCAAGGTGACTGTGAACCTTTAAATCACTGCAAGGTAGTAAAATGTATACAGGAAATAAAGAAACAGAAGAGAAGGTAGCCTCTAAATTACCACAACCACAAGGATATAAAATCCTAATCGGTGTACCAGAAGTCAGCGACAAAACCGAAGGTGGCGTATTCATGCCAGACGGCCTCAAAGCCGCAGAAGAAACAGCTTCAATTATTGGTTTTGCTATGAAGCTAGGCCCAGATGCTTATGCAGATAAAGATAAATTTCCACATGGCCCGTACTGTAAAGAAGGAGATTTTGTTATCTTCCGTTCTTATTCGGGCACTCGATTTAAGATACATGGGAAAGAGTTTAGACTTATTAACGATGATACTGTTGAGGCAGTAGTAGAGGATCCAAGGGGGTACACAAGGATATGAATAACGCGGTAGGACAAGAAGTAGAATTTGAAGAAGAAACAGTAGCAGAAGCTATTGAATCTGCAAAAACTGAAACAGAACAAGAAGATGATGGCTTTGAAATAGAAGTTGTCGATGACACACCTGAAGAAGATAAAGGTAAACCTCGCCGTGCTGAAGATGCTGAACCACAAGTTCCAAGCGATGATGAGGTTGAAAAGTACAGTGAGGGTGTTCAGAAACGTATCAAACAGTTAAAGTTTGAGTTTCATGAAGAACGTCGTCGCAAAGAAGAAGCGGCGAGACTTCAAGATGAAGCACTGCGGTATGCAGAGCAGATGCAGGAAGAGAACGAGCATTTACGCAAAACATTAGAAGAAGGCGAGGGTGTTCTTGTTAATCAGGCTAAAGGTCGTGTAACAGCAGAGATCGATAAAGCCAAAATTGCTTATAAAACCGCGTATGAGTCTGGAGATCCAGATGCTCTTATAGAAGCACAAGCAAAATTATCTGAGTTACAGGTAGAGAAGTCTAGATACGATAATTACAGACCACAACCTAGACCTGAACCAGAGCCTGAGCCTCTGTATGAGCAAGAAAATATAGAGCCTCCGAAGCCCAGTGAGATGGGTATGAAGTGGGCAGAAAAGAATACTTGGTTTCAAAATGACCCTGAAATGACAGGGTACGCATTTGGCGTTCACGAAAAACTTATTAAAAGTGGTGTTGCGCCAGACACAGAAGAGTACTATAGTAAGATTGACGACGCGGTTCGCCGTGTCTTCCCAGATAAGTTTGATGATGGGCCTATTATTGAGGAATCCGCACCCCAACGTCAGACTGGCAACGTGGTTGCCCCTGCTGCTAGAAGCGGCAAAAAACCACGCAAAGTGCAACTGACCTCAACGCAAGTCTCTCTCGCCAAGAGGCTTGGTCTGTCAAATGAACAATATGCGGCGCAATTAATGAAGGATATGAACCGATGACGAACCGAAACTCACGCAACACACAGACTCGTGAAGAGTCGAAACGTAAGGTGTCATGGACGAGACCTTCGATGTTACCTGTCCCCGAACCCAGAGAAGGTATTGAATACCGTTGGATTCGCACATCAACACTTGGGAATAGTGACAATACGAATGTTTCTTCCAGATTTCGTGAGGGATGGACACCTGTTCGGAAAGAGGATCATCCAAACCTTCAAGTTGTGTCTGATATCGATTCTCGATTTACAGACAATATTGAGGTCGGTGGATTACTGCTATGTCAGAATGCTGCCGAAAATGTGCAGGCTAGACGTGATGCACAGCTCCAACAAGCTGAAAGCCAAATGGATGCTGTGGATAACAGCTACTTGCGTAACTCAGACCCTCGTATGCCCGTTCTAAATCCAGAGCGAAGCACACGATCTTCGTTTGGCAAGTGACTCGAAAGGGTAGCTTGTCGTAATTTTAAACTTTTAGGAGTATGAGACATGGCTACTACAGCAGCTCCCTACGGTCTACGTCCGATCAGACGATCAGACGGAATGCCGTATGCAGGTTCTACGAACCAATATCTCATCGATCCCGCAGGTGAAGGTACAAACCTATTTTATGGTCAAGCCGTCATTATTGGGGCAGATGGGTACATTGCGTTGGCTACAGGTTCAGGTGCAGACCTAACCTCCAATAGCATTTCAGGCACAACAGGCGTTGGCGCGATAGGCGTTTTCGTTGGTTGTGAATATGTAAACTCTTCAGGTCAACGTGTTCAGGCACAGTACTATCCTTCTGGTACAAACAGTAGCAGTACTGCGATTAAAGCCTATGTGATTGATGATCCAAATGTATTATTCCAAGCACAGCTTGACGGTACAGGCGCTCAAACAATCATCGGCACGAATACATTCTTTGCAGCAGCGCAGAGCACTTCAACTGGTTCTACAGTTACAGGTAACTCTACGTCAGCATTGGATGCGACTGTCAAAACGGCTGCGGCAGCTTTCCGCATCGTTTCTCATGTGTCAGATCCAGGTGATGCATTCCCAGATGTTCTTGTTAAGTTCAATCCTGGTGCTCACCAAATGACAAATAACGTTGGCTTATAAGGAGTTTAGACGATGGCTATATCACGCGCACAGCTCCTCAAAGAGCTATTACCAGGTCTTAACGCCCTGTTCGGTCTAGAGTACGAAAAGTACGAAGGCGAGCATGCAGAGATCTATGAAACCGAAAACTCAGATCGTAGTTTTGAAGAAGAAGTGAAGTTGTCAGGATTTGGCGCAGCTCCAGTTAAAGCTGAAGGTGCATCAATATCTTACGACAATGCACAAGAATCATTCACAGCTCGTTACAACCACGAAACGGTTGCAATGGGATTTTCTATCACTGAAGAAGCGATGGAAGATAACCTGTATGATTCATTATCTGCTCGTTATACAAAAGCCTTGGCTCGCGCTATGGCGTATACGAAGCAGGTTAAAGCAGCATCTTTGTTGAACACAGGCTTTGACACCTTCAAATCAGGTGACAATGTGTTCTTGTTCGCAACCAACCACCCAACAGTGGAAGGTGGAACAAACGCAAACAAACCTTCAACAAATGCTGACTTGAACGAAACTTCACTTGAGCAAGCAGTTATTGATATCGCAGCGTACACTGATGAACGCGGCCTATTGATTGCAGCTCGCCCACGT